AGCCGCACATTTGGCCTTGATCCTGCAAGTATTCATGAACTAAACCTTCACCTACAAACCCTACAAGATTACCAGCGCCGTTAGTCACTGAGTTCTTCAAGGTTCCCATCTCCATTGACTTCTCATGAGCCTTAGTCATGACGGGCGTTGTCACTACCCGCTCTATAATGTCATCGTAACTAGAAATCACCGTTAATAACCTCCGATGGTCTGTTTGTTTCCAACATTCGTCCAGTTATCTTATCGTACTTCAAGTAACATGCTGGGCCTGTTAAGCCCGTATAGCGATTCTTAAGCACTCTAACTGTGGTCGTGTTGCGTACTGCTTCGTCGTCATGCTGCTGATCCCTTTCAAGACCAAGCACAATGTCCGACAGTTGAGCAATGGCCTGTGACCCTCTGAGTTCTGACAAGGAAATCCTCCCTCCGTCCTCATGAGCCTGACCACTGCTGCGTTTAAGGTGACTGACTAAGAACAGACCCACGCCTAACTCCTGAACCAAAGTTCTAAGTTTTGTCATGATTGCGTCTATGTTCTTGCGCTCGTCACCGCTTTCCTGACTGCTAACTACGATGGATAAATGGTCTAAAATTATCCACTTACAGTCCATAGCTTTAGCTAAGTATCGGATTTGTGACATCAAGGTGTCCTCACCCGTAGACCCCCAATGATCCAGCATGTAGAACCTATTGGATCCTAATGTGCTGTCCCAGTAAGGCTTGAAGCTAAGTGTATCTGCGTCTTCGTCTAAGTGTAGTGGCTTGTTAGCCGCCATTGACATAAGACCTAACGTAGTGCGTGACAAGGACTCTTCAAGGGCTAGGATACCTATGTTGTCTTCCGTAGCGTTAAACAGGAAGTATTCAACCTCCTTGACAAGCTGAGATTTACCCATGCCACTGCCTGAGGTGATGGTGACAAGCTCAAAGGGTCTTACGCCCTTGACAAGCTCGTTAAGACCTGACCACGGATAAGGTATGGACTTAACCTTGCGTGAGTTAATGAGATGATCCCAAGTCTCAGAGCCAGCGACAATGCCGTCTGGTCTGTGTACTTTAGCGTCCCACCATGCCGCAGTGAAGTCTCGGATCTTGTTAGCTACAAGCATCTCGCTGGGGTCTTTCATGGGTAGCTTACAGATCTTCAGCTTGTTGGGACTAAACAACGCCTTAACGCTCTCTGTGGCTATCTCACCAGCTTTATCATTATCAAAGCACAGAACGACATTCTCATAGCCCTCAAGAAACTCTAACTGCTCCTTGATCTCTTTGGCTGCTGAGGCTGCACCAGTCCGTAGGGACACTACGTCCCACTTCCTGTCAAACATCTCGGAGACTGACAAGCAGTCAAGCTCACCCTCAGTGATCGTTATGTACTTACCTCTACCCCTGCAAGTGTCTTGACCAAACAAGCCCATGTTGCTACCGTAGCTGCCGCTAATCAGGAACTGTTTGTCCTGTACTATGCGTACTTTGGTGCATACAACTTCACCTGTATTAACGTCTTTGAAGGGGTAATGATGTTTTGCTATCTCACCCTTCTGGTCGTACTCTACGCGCACACTGTACTTCTGGCACGTATCTTTAGACAGCCGCCTGTCTGGTATTGCCGCTATAATTCCTGTCATTTCCGTTACCACCACCTGTTTATAGGTTCCATTAGTAAATGAGGAAGGCTGTACCGAAGTGTCAGTGGCAGGTTCAAAGTAACCACAACCATTGCTAAAACAATAAGCATGGCCGTCTGAGTATCTGGCTAGATTGTTCCTGCTACTGCACTTTGGACATTCTTCATGCCGTTCAAATGTATTATCGGACATGAGAATCTACCCTTAGAAGTCTTCGGGTATGATGGTTGAAGCTGGTTCCGCAAGCTCCAGAACCTTTAAGTTATTAAAATAAACAGGTACGCCATGAGTAGGATCCTTTAGATCAGGGCGTATTGTATACGTAAGTCGGATTAAAGAACCTTTAGGGACAGGGCCATCATAAGGCTCACCTTCTTTAGTTCCGTTGTCCAGTACTATGTTAGGCGGGAACATTGTTTTAAACTTACGTTGTGGACTGTCGTTCCACATTCCAATTTTAACCTCCTTTTCCTCTAAAAAGCTTGCAACATCGGGCGATAAATTAATTTTTACCGTATAATGTTTACCAATTGCTCCTCTGTACACATCTAGCTCTCTAAGAGATTCAAAAGCTACAGTTCCTTCAGCTAAATATACTTGGGTATCTTTACTCATAAGTATTACTCCACTTAATAATTATCTTCAAAGTCATTGTCCTTATGGACATAAAACATCATATCATCTTCCGCTATATAGTCAACCTCCCTTTCGTCAAGTAATTGTATTGTGTCAATGTCCGTTACCAATCCGTCCATCTCAAGCAAGGCTTCAACGGACGCCACCAAACAAGAGCTGCACAAGTCCGTATAGTCTCCGCTACTGGAATCTTTACGTTTCATTTCAGTTTCCGTCATGACGTTATTACAGGCTCTGCATCTGCTCATGGTTATTTCTTCCCTGTCACGTACCAAAACCGTTCTTCGTACATCTCGGACAATGCGCTTGTATCCATAGCCTCGTACTTTTCTTGTAGGAAGTCCCGCAGCATTGAGTGTGCTTCGGACAACCTCAGGCAGTGTAGCTCATCATAAGCCAGCTCTAAAGCCATCTTTTTAAGATGCTCCGCGCTTACCTCACCCTCCATTGGATCTGTTATGTCTAATTCATCATTCATTTTATACTCTCCCTGTTAAACAAGACCAACTATAGCTGATCGGTTCATGGTTTACAAGTATCTGGTCAATCTTCTCTGCGACTACTCTGCACTCGTACTGTGCGTCCTCTGAGATCCTCTGAGACACTACACGCCCAAAGGCTGCTAAGGATCCAGTCCAGTACCACTCAGTCATCATGGACTGTGGCAAGACCATACGGGCTTGCTCAGGGGCTACCCCAGAGGCCAGCATGTTGTTGTAGATGGTCTCACAGCGTGTCATCAAGTCCCAGTATTTCTCATCAAACCTTTCTTCGTCTCTGCCTTCAAATGTTTCATTAAGTGAACCTTGTTTCTTATCTGGCGCACGTTTACGCCATGACTCTGGTGCGTGAAACTCTGGTGTAAAGTCAACGTACCGCCTAGAAATTTCATTGACGGCCAAGCCTATAGAACTCTTATGCAGTTGTCTAGTCACGAACAGCGGCGCTTTAATCCTAAATTGAAGCTGTACGTGTGCGAACGGTGTCCAATGCCCATGAGCTGCCAAGTACCTAATTAGTTTCTTGTCCCTGCTGCCAAACTCCTCAGACTCCATAGCGAAGGACACCCTCGCTGCATTGGCTACTGTTATGTCTGACCCCATGCTATTTAGTAGAGTTACGTTCATAATTCAAATACCGCCCCTGTTGATTCGTGTAGTATAAAAAAAGTAACCATAACCAGACCCCAAAGGGTGACAAATAACCAGAACAAACTGTCCTTCTCTGAGTCCGTTAGATTACCTTCAAAGATGTCGTTAAAGACGCTCACAGCCCACCTAAAGAGCCTTTTAAAGATGTTCATACCTTCACCCCGTTTAGCATTAAAGCCGCTACAGTCCTATTACGTGCGCTTAGTTTTTCTCTAATGTTCTGAACGTGAGCCTTAGCAGTTCGCTCGGAGCTATATGTTAATTTTGCAATCTCTTTGTCAGTGTAGCCCATCTTCAAGTAAGAGATAACCCGCGCCTCTTTGTTTGTAAAGATTATCATAAATTAACCCCCTCTTCTTGCATGTTCCTCTTTTCTTCCTCATAAGCTTCAATCATTGCGCTGTTCTGCGCGGCTGTGAGGCTCTCAGGGGTTACAGGCTTACCGTCTACCGTTACATCGCAAAACAGATACGCCTCGTACAGACAGCTCTGTGGCTCGTAGGGCTGATAGTCTTCAAGGTTGAAGCGTATCTCCTCCCCATCGTGCATAGTCCAATAATCATGGTCAGTAAACAGCCCGTGTTTACGGTCAGTGAATAAATGCGCTTGGTTCATTGTTTAAAAACTCCTCTAATTGTTTGTGATCGTCTAATAGCATGCCGTACCCAGAGACAACCACAAGGGCGTGTCTGTCTAAATCGTAAAGCATACCCTCAAGAAACGCAATGGCTTCCTTTTGCTGAGTCAGTAGGAACGTGCGACCCTCAATCGTTATCATTTTCGTACAACCTAGCACGTTGGAAGCTGTTTAATAAGTCCATACATTCGCGCAAGGTAGCCTTAAAATACTTGCCTGTGGACGGGTCATCTTGCAGCTGATGCAAGACTCCATAAGCCTGTAAGATCTGTTCGCGGGTTGCTTTGATTGTCATAGGGACGCCCCTATCAGGTCAAAGGCTAAGACAAAACCAAATATGATACCAGTGCCTATGAAGGCTAGAAACGTTTCTCGCATATTTTTAGACATAATTTTTATTCCTATTTTGTTTATCTTAAGATACTTAAGCAGCTTTAAGATATATCTTTTAAAGTAATATTCTTAAAGCTGCTTAGCATACCTAAGTATTTTACAAGCTTACTCTAAACCTGTCAAGCATTATTTTTAGTCTTCGTCATCTGGTACGCTGAAACAGACAGAGACTCGAGTACCGTGTAGGTCTACGTTCAGCTCGTCGTAGTTGTGCTCTACGTTTACAGGACATTGACGCAGCCAGTCACCAAAGGCGCTATCTAGGTATAGGTTTTCTGTTTTCATTGTTTAATCACTCTATTATTGTGGAAATCATAGGACAATGGACCCGCCGATTGATAAACAGCATCAACAATCTCTGGATACTCTGCTTCTATCTGCTCAATTTTCTGGTATGCGAATATATCATTCGTTTTAACTGTACGCTCTACCAGTGTCAAGTACTCTTTTATTAATTCGTTCACGATATTGTCTCCTTAAATTCTACTGCGGTAACCTTGCGCCGTCTCAATTCTTGGGCGGCATAGTGAAATTCATCCCAATATTGCCCGACTTTGGGGTTATCGATCGTCTCCCCAGCTTTTGCCGCATTGTACGCATCTTGTCTGATATAAAGCAATGCGTCACTGCCTAAAGTCTTGAACCTTTCTATTGTTTCACTGTGCCAGTTTGTCATGCTATGCCACCTCCTCTAGTTTTCTCCGCCAGTGTTTAAAATGTAGCCTGCTTACGGCTTCCTTCTCAAAGAATCTTACCTCTTCAGGGTGTAGACCTAGACCTTTTCTGGCGGCCTTAATGCGCCATTCTGCGAAACC